CTTATTGCAGAACATTCGTGCAGCGACTGACCCGCGCGGTAAGAAAATTGGCTTGCGCGGTAAGAAATTGTTTGTGCCGCCTGCGCTTGAGATGACTGGGAAAGTATTGCTGAAATCAGCATTGCGGACTGGTACTGCTAATAACGACATCAACCCCGTGCTTGGCTCGTTGGATGATGTTCCTGCGGTGCTGTCACGATTGACGAGCAACACGCTTTGGGGCGTTACGACGGATGCGATGCAAGGCTTGCAGTATGTTGAGCGGACGGCATTGGAAAAAACCATGGAAGGTGACTTTGAAACCAACTCCATGCGTTATAAATCCATGGAACGGTACCAAGTTGGCTGGACAGATCCTCGCGGTGTGTTTTTGGCATCGGGCCAATAAGTAGGAGCATAGCATGACGCAGTTTTCTGACGGAATTAGGATTGGCACAGCTGGAACACAGCAAGGTACGGGTACGATCCGCAATTCGCCGCATAAGCTGACGAATATCGGAAGCACGTCCAGCCCGATTTATGTCAATGCAGGTGGCTATACTGGTATTGAAAATGGTGTCCCATTGCTTGCCGATGGTGCTTTGGTTGTCGCGCCTGTTACCAGTTACACGAATAATCTCGCAGCGGCGCAAACTGTTTCTGCTGGCGGATTTTTCACCTTGCAAGCAACCACGGGTATTACGTCAGCCACGGTTAATGGTGTGCCTGTATTTGCTTTGGATACGCCTCGTACGGTTCAGTTTACGGGTGCATCTACGGCCACGACTTCATCTGTTGCTACCGTTAAGGGCTATGATGTTTACGGCGAGGCGATGTCGCAGACTGCTATCACGCCAGTAGGTACGGCAACCACGGCGACTTTGAAGGCGTTTGCTTATGTCAGTTCTATTGTTTCGGCATCTACCACGACTTCATCAGTTTCAGTTGGGGTTGGCAGCGCGTTTGGATTGCCTTTTGCGGCTTCTGATTTTGGTTTTGTGCGTGCGGCTTGGAATCAAATTTATCCTACTGTCAGCACTGGTTTCGTGCCTGCTGATTTGACAACTCCGGCCACGGCTGCAACTGGGGATGTTCGGGGTACTTATACGCCGCAGACAACCGCGCCTAATGGTGCAATTAACCTGGTAGTTGAGCAAGTTTTGAAAAGCAACGCCAGTGTTGATCTTGCTTATGGGGTTCAACAAGCCTAAAATCGGTTTGTGATTCCTGAGAATATCAAGACAGTCTGCATCGCCACGCCTTGCTACGGCAATAGCGTCACTTCACAATATCTGCATTCTTATGGCCTGACTGTTGAGGCTTTAACCCGTCGCGGGATTGAGGTTAATCTTATCACGATAGAGAATGATGCGCTGATTGAGCGCGCGCGCAACCAATGCGTTTATGAATTTATCAAAATGGGCTGTGATTATCTGGTTTTTATTGATGCGGATATTGGCTGGCAGCCGATTGATTTTATAAAACTGCTGGCATCGGGCAAGGATTGCTGCGGCATGGCATATCCGGCCAAAACGGAAGAACGGAAGTTTGTTTGTAATATTATTAGCCAAGATACGTTTATTGTTTGCCGTGAAACCGGATTTATTCAGGCCGATCACTTGGGTACTGGAATGCTGATGCTTTCTAAAGATATGCTTTTGAAAATGCAGCAGGCGCATATTCAAGAAGGGAAATGGTACCGCGATTGGAAAACCAATGATCCTGTGGCGCGGTTGTTTGAGGTTGCGACTGGCCCTGATAATACGCTCTGGTCAGAGGATTTTGTTTTCTGTCAAAAGTGGAAGAATATCGGCGGCCAGCTTTGGGTTTATAAAGATGCGTGGGTGAAGCACTACGGCGGGAAAGTTTGGTTAGATAGTCTTGGGAAAGTATGATTTTATGCTAGAATAGCAGCCGCGAGGTAGTCATGGCTAAATTAACCAGTAAAGAGCGCAAGAAATTGCCCGATTCTAAATTTGCTGGCCCTGGGCGCAGTTATCCAGTGCCGGATAAATCCCATGCAGCCAATGCCAAGGCACGCGCATCACAAGCAGTCAACGAGGGAAATATGTCTAAATCCACCAAAGAAAAAATCGATGCGAAAGCTGATAAAGTACTGCATAAAAAAAGCGGCGGTAAAGTCGAAAAGGAAGTCAGCGCATTAAAGGGTGAGTTGCGTGCACATGAAGCGTTACCCGCACGGATTGCCCATAAAGGCTTGAAGTCCGGTGGCCATGTTGAGATGAACACTGGTAGTTCTAACGGCCACGTTTGCATGAAAAAGGGCGGAATGTGCTAAATGGCAACTTCAGGTACAGTCGGGCAAACCGTTGTTACCACGGCGCGGTTAATTGAATCCGCGTTAAGGAAAGCTGGCGTTGCATCTACCAATCAAACTCCTGATATATTTCGCGCAGCTTTCGATTGCCTTTATGATTTCTGCATTACACTATCTAACGGCGGAGTAAATCTTTGGTGTATTGAACGGATTACGCAAGGCACCAGAAACGCGCAATATCAGTACACGCTACCTGATGGCACGCTTGATGTCATGCAAGGGATTTACCGCCAAAGCACGTTGGCTGCGAATGGCACGCCTATCAGCAGCGACGGAAATAATGCGGCCAATGCCTTCGATCAGAATCTAAGCACCTATTTCGTGCAATCGGCTGCGAATGGTTACATTGAGTATAATTTTGGCAGCGGAAACACGCCAATAGTGGATAATGTGGCGATCAATTCCTACGGCGCGAATACCTATAGCCTGATTTACGAATACAGCTATGATGGCGTGAATTGGGCTACGCTATTTCAGCCGCCTTCTGCCGTGGCTTATACGGATTACCAATGGCAGTATTATGATATTCCGCTTACGGTTCAAGCGCAGTATTACCGCGTCCGTGAGACATCAGGAGCGACGCTTTCCGTGCGGCAGGTTTGCTTTAATGTCACGTTCTTTGAGTATATCCTTGGCCGCTATAATTTTGATGATTACACGTCGTTAGCGCAGAAATACCAAAGTGAGCGACAAGTGACGAATTTCTGGCTTGATCGGCAGCGCGGGAATAATTCTAATCCGATTGCGTGGATTTGGCCTGTTTCGAATTATGATTTTGACCAATTAGTATTTTGGCGGCAGCGGCAGATTCAAGATGTCGGCACCCTTAGCCAAGAGATTGAGGTTCCGGTGCGCTGGATTGCGGCTTTACGTTCAGGATTGGCAGAAAGGCTGTTTCTTGAAGTTCCTGGGGTTGATATGGAGCGCTATCCGATTGTTAAAGCCCAAGCCGATAAGGATTATGCGTTAGCTGACATGGAAGAAATTGATGATGCGCACGGCAGCTATATTCCCGACACGTCAGTTTATACGGCGGTATGATGAAACTGGATATTGTCCCTAAAGATAAGCAGATGGCGGATAATGCCAAGAAGGTTTTGAATGATAGCCTCGCAGAAGAATACGATACGGTGATTGTTTTTGGGTTTAAGGACGGGAATATTCAAATGAAGATAAGCGCGACATCAAGTATTTTGACTTTGGTTGGCGCGCTGGAAGCTGCAAAGCTAAACTTGCTTTCTGCTGGTGGCTATTCTGATGACTAGGCTAGGCATGACAACAGCAACTAATTTATAGTGCGCCATGCCTATCTTTCTGGACACTGAAAGCCGCCCCACGCTTGCCATTGCGGTATGCGATAGGTGCCATTTTAAGTATCCGTGGGATATGCTGATGCGGGATGGCAACCAATCCGGCCTGATGGTTTGCCAGAAATGCCGCGATCCGATTGATCCTTATCGTTTGCCGCCGCCGCCGCCGGATAGGATTGGGCTGAAATGGGCGCGGCCTGATGTTCCGATTAGTGCAACGAGTGCTGATGTCGTAACACCGATTATTACGCCTTCTTACCCCTTTGATGATTCGGATGTTGACTGATGGCTTACGTCCTAACCTATAACGATCTTGTAAATCAGATCACCAATTACTGCGTGCGGGTTGGCGATACGGATTTTGCTAACGAGATTCCGCTTTTCGTTCGGCAAGCAGAAAATAAGTTTGCAAGGGATATTAAGTCGCTTATTTATAAAACTTATTCGGCTTTCAATCTTGTGGCTGGCACACCGATTTACCAAAAGCCTGCGCTCTGGCGTGAGACTGTTAGCTTGTGGTTTGGCAATGGTACTAATAACAACACGCGGAATTATCTTATTCCATCAGGTTATGAATTTTGCCGTGCTTACTGGCCTGATGATACGCAGACAGCGCCGCCGATTTATTACACCGATACCACGCAGAATAATATCCTGATCTGCCCCACGCCGGATCAAGATTACCCTGCTGAATGGGTTTATTATGGCAATCCGCCTTACCTGGATACGCTTAATCAAACTAATATCATCACAGAAACGGTGCCGGAATTGTTGATATATGCTAGTCTTGTGGAAGCATCGGATTACCTGAAGAACGGCGAGGATTTTCAGCGCCACATGGATTCTTATAACCGCGTGCTGCAAACGGTGGATGTTGAGGACAAAGGCCGCATATCAGACGGCGGTACAGTGAGAGGGCAATCGGTATGACTAGTTTTACAGACATCTATTCGGGCTTGCCGATTAATCCTACGGAAGTGGCTTATAACCCGCTTACGATCAGCGCGAACACGACGCTATCATGGCCTTCGGTTGCGGTTGAGGGCGCTTATATTGCTGCTGGAATTATGCAGATCACGGCGACTACGATTGGGCTTGAAGTGCTTTTGCCTGATGCCACGCAAGCAAGTCCTGGTACGTCTATTCTGTTTCAGAATGTTGGTTCACATGCTTTCACGGTGACGGACAGTAGCGGCAATACAGTGCAAAGTTGTGCGCCTGGACTGACAAATTATATTTATCTTACGAATAACACGACAACGACGGGTTCATGGGCTGTCATTCTTTTCGGTGCTAATTCTGCCACAGTTAATGCAAGTGCTTTGGCCGGTGCTGGCCTACTGGCAATCGCAACTACGCTCAATCAGAACAGCCCGATTACTGCGGTAAGCGGTTCTTATACATTAGGCTCTGGTGATAGGGCAAACACGATTCGCAATACGGGCGGTTCAGTTGCTTATTCCACGCAGTCACCTTCTGTGCTTGGAAATGGCTGGTACGCGCAGGTTAAGAATAGCGGTAGTGGCACTATCACGATTACGCCAGGTAGCGGCACGATTGATGGAAATAGCAATCTTGTATTGAATCCTGGGAGTTCCGCCATGGTGGCGACTGATGGGACGAATTTTTACTCGCTTTTTGTATCAAATAATTCGACTTTTTCCTACACACGCTTGGTGTTGTCCGTTGCAGGAAGTTCGAATATCACCCTGACATCAACAGAGGCGGCTTTTTCGATTTTATCTTTTACTGGGGCACTCACAGGGAATATCAATATTTATGCCCCTGCAGCGGTGACAGAATGGATTGTGGAAAATAACACGACTGGTTCTTATACGGCGACGTTCACAACGCTTGCAGGAACGGGTGTCACTTTATCAACCAATGGGAATATTCCCGCCGCTGGTGTCAATCCTTGCTATTGTGACGGCACGAATATCCGACTTGGTGTTACGATTCCGTCTGCGGCGATTGCTGGTATTATGGGCGGAACGGGCATCGTTGTCGGTGTCACTTCAAGTATCGCAACGGTTTCTATTTCTTCAACGGGTGTGAGCGCAGGAAGCTATGGTGATTCACTTGATATTCCTAGTTTTATTGTAAACTCTCAGGGGCAACTGACATCAGCATCGAGTTACCCACTGGTTTCAAGCAATGGGAATTTTACTGTTAGCGGGAATTTGGCTGTAACAGGAAGTGCGACTTTCTCAAGCGGCACTGTTAGCACATCATCAAATGGCGGCCCACTCGCGGGCCTCAGAAACCGTATTATCAATGGCGACATGCCAGTTAGCCAGCGTTACGGTTCTTCTTCCATCACGTTAACGGCTGGAGTTGCTGGTTATGTTATTGATCGCTGGCTGGCTGTTTCTGTTGGGGCAAATAGTACGGCTGGCCAGACTACGGGAACGGGTGGAAACCGTAACGCCTATCAGATAAACGGCGCAGCGGGGGTTACGCAGCAGCAGTTTCTTCACAGAATTGAATCCATAAATATTTATGATCTCGAAGGAGATACGGTAACGCTTTCTGCGGTGTTGGCAAATAGTTTGCTGAACACAATTACTTGGGCGGCATATTATGCCAACAGTACCAATAATTTTTCTGCCGTCACAAGCATTGCATCTGGAAGCTTTACTGTGACAGAAACACCGACAAAATACTCTGCGCAGATATCTTTGCCATCCGGTGCCGAAAATGGCGTTGAGATAATGTTTTATGTTGGCGCACAAACATCAGGTTACTGGACAGTAACGGATGTGCAATTGGAGCAGGGAACTGTTGCAACGCCGTACGAAAGATTGTCTTACGGCTTAGAGTATCTGCTTTGCTGCCGTTATTGTTATGTCGTGAATTCTAATTATCCTATCTACGCTGGTGCCTATCAAATGAGTGGTTTCGGTGCGGCTAATTTTACCTATTTTCCAACGCCCATGCTTGGCGCACCAACTATTATCGGATTGACATCTACAGGGTTGCCTACGGTGAGCGCCGGAAACATTACGCCGACAGGTTTTGCCCTGGAATGGACATCTTCCGGTAATTATAATTCGGGCACGTTTTATTATCAAGCATCGGCGGAGCTATAGATGAATTACACTTACGCACTCACTGCCACAACTATCATTCTTAGAAGCGATGGGGCTTTTATTCCTGCTGACGCTAATAATTCAGACTATCGTGCGTATCTGGCATGGTTGGCAGAAGGCAACACGCCCACACCGTATTCTTCTGAAGGAACCTAATGCCACCAGATCAGCCGCAGCAACCACCTTCAGCTATGAGGCTCGCGACATTACAAAGCGCGCCAGGAATACGCAGGGACGGGACTAAATTCGCAAGCAAGGCTTATGTGGATGGCCAATGGGTGCGCTTTAATCAGCGCAGTCTGCCGCAGAAAATCGGCGGCTATCGTCAGATTACCGATCAATTCGCTGGCCCGTCTTATGGGTGTGAACTGGTAACGCGCAACGGGATAAATTATTTCACGTCAGGAAGCGCCAACGTCATTCAGCAGGTGCAGTTTGATCAATTTGGCTACGGCGCAGGAATATATGATCGCACGCCGTCAGGATTTGCGGCTAGTCCGAATAATATCTATTCCATGGACAGCATGTATGATGCAACTGATAATGATTCTCAAGTTCTAGTTCACGGCGCACCGAATTTGCTTGATCTTACTAGCTCAACTCAAACGCCTGTTTATATTGGTGATAACTACGGCACGGCGGCGCTGACATCTGCTGGAATATCAGTATCAGGCGGGGTTTGTGTGCTTTGGCCTTTCGCAGTGGCCTATGATAATGATGGTTTGGTTAATTGGTCAGATGCCAATATGCCAACTAGCTGGACACCAGGTACCGGTTCCCAAGCAGGTAACGCAAGGATTGCCTCAAGCAAGATTATAAAGGGCACGCCATTACGCGGCGGTGCAGATAATGCCCCGTCAGGGTTATTCTGGTCGTTAGATTCCTTGCATGTGCTGTCCTATCAGGGCGGCACGGTGTTTTTCAGTTCGGATTTCGTTGGAGCAACGCAGCTTTTGGGGCAAAATGCTCCTGTTGAGTACAACGGGATTTATTTCTGGCCGACAGCAACGCGGCAGTTCATGACTTACAACGGCACGCTTCAGGTGGTGCAAAACCTGATGAATGTGGATGATTTCTTTAATAACCTAAACTGGCAGTACCGCAATCTGGTTTGGGGCTTTGCGAATTACATTCAAAATGAGATATGGTGGCTTTACCCACGCGGGACAGCAACCTACTGCACCAATGCCGTGATTTATAATCTGGCCCTGAATACTTGGTATGACACGGAAATTTCCCGCAGCTCAGGAATATTTGGCACGTCTTTCCGCTGGCCAGTGATGTTTGATACGCAGCCCACGGCGGAAGGCACCTATCCGCTTTGGCAGCATGAATATAATTATGATCAGTATATTGGGAATATCGTCACTGCTATTCCGGCCTATATCGAAACAGCGGATTTAACCCTGATTACTGATGGTATGCAGGGAATAGATCAGAATATCTATATTGATTATGTCGAGCCTGATTTCGTGCAGAATGGCGATGTCACGCTGACTGTAAACACGCAGAAATTCTCAAATAGTCCTGTTGTTCCTTTTGGGCCTTATACCTTTGATGACACAACGCAATATATTAACCCGCGTTGCCAAGGGAGGCAGTTGCGGTTTCGATTTGATAGCAATACGGCTGGCGGGTTCTTTGAATTGGGTAAAACCACCGTGCGTTGGAAGCCAGGGGACAAGCGCCCATGACGCGGGTGGCCTTTCCTGATTATATGTCGCTCGATGATTGGGCCGCGTCGCTCAAGACTAATTTCCCCAAGGGGAATATCCCGCCAATCAAGGCTTTTCCTAATTGGCAGACTTGGGCAAAATTCTTTATCGGCTTGCCTTATTTCTCCGGCTACCGCATCCCGCACCCAAACCAGAATGAAACATGGCAGCAATGGGCCAGGAAGCTAATCCAAGTGCTTTATGTTTAAGCATGAGCATGGTATATAGGGGGTTGTCATATCATTACCCGCAGCGGTGAGAAACTGCACAACGGGGTAGTAAATTGACGCTACAAACCTTGGCTGGACTGAAAAGTTAGGCGATCCGCGATTGGGACGTTCGATGATTCAGCAGCACAAAACTGCCGAGAAAATTAACGAGATATTGAATCATCCAGAGGTGTACCCTTGGGTGAAGGGTAAGAAAATTGATCCGTTTGAAATGACTGCCTTTTTGCAGCGGCCTCAGAATCTAGGGCTAGTTGGGGAATATGGATGTTTCATTGTCGTAAAGCACCAGATCGGTATCTATGAGTTTCACACGTCGATTGTGCCGGAAGGACAAGGCGCTTGGGCGACTAATTTCTTTCTGCATGGCCTGAATTGGATGTTTACGAAAACCGATGCGTGCGAATTGCTCACCAAATGCCCAAGAAATAATCCGGCAACGAAAATGGCGGCACGCCGGGTAGGGTTTAAGGAATCTTTCAGCACGCGCCCAATCTGGCCAACTGATAACGGGCCTGTTGAGGTTGATGTATATAGCATGTCTATTCAGGAATGGGCAACCAAAGATCCATTTATTACAAAGCGCGGCGTGGAATTTCATGATGAATTAGAAGCCCAGTATAAGAAGTTGGGTAAGAATCTTCCGCTTCATGATGAAGATCCAATCCATGATAGGTATGTCGGCGCAACCGTTATGATGTTTGAAAACGGCCAGTACAACAAAGCAATTAGTTTTTACAACCGATGGGCCGCAATGAGCGATTACCAAGTGGTTAAGGTTTTGAGCGCGCAGCCTTTGATTGTCGATATTCGGGAATCGAAGCTACGCATCACTGATAACAAATTTTACGTGGAGGAATAGGATGCCAACAGGCGGAGCAGATGTAGCAATACCCTTACTTGGGGACGCAATCGGGACAACGGCGGCAGGTGCTTTGGGAACCGCCGCTGAAGGGGCTTTGATCGGTGGCGGTGTTTCTGCCATAACCGGCGGTAATATAGGCAAGGGAGCATTATATGGCGGCCTGACTGGTGGCGGAGCAAGTCTTGCAGGAAGTGCTATAGGTGGTGCAGGTGCTGGCATTGGTGGTTTAGGCTCTATCTTTGGTGGCGGCTCTAGTGCTGGAAGCAATCTAGCTAGTACCGCAGCAGACGGATCGCAGAATTTCGATCAGGTTATAGCGAATAACGCGGCGGCTGCACCTTCTGCGGCTTCAACGGGTGCGTCAGTTCCAACCAGCACTGTTGCTAATATAGTAAGCAAGGCACTAGGGGGCGGTAATAGCTCAGGCTCAACCAGCAGCGGCCTACTCGGGAATAATCCGCTTGCATCGCTTGGGATTCTGGCGAATGGATTGAGTTCCTATAATACTTCACAGGCCAATCAGAAAGCTTTGGCGCAGCAGCAGGCGCAGCAAAACCAACTTAATCAAAACCTTTACAACAATGTCAGCAATTTCACGCCGCTCAACCGCCAGCTTTCCGTTACGCCGCAAACCGTTGGAAACCTGAATAACTACGGACAAGCTGGTTACACAGGTTGGAATGGCCAAGGCGGTAATCAGCTTTTCTATAACAACGTCAATCCTGCTTCCTATAATGTTCCTCAAATGAAAGGTGGTGGTAAGGTTAATTACGCAAGCGGTGGTATCATGGATGCGTTGCCTTCTGGCCTTTATGATATTTTCGATAAGATCCGTAGCAATCCTGATATCGCGAATATGCAAAGCAATCCCGTAAATTCCCCGCAAGTATCTTCTAACGCGCCCAATTCTTTCCCCATTGGGATGCAATCTGCTTATAAAAAAGGCGGCAAAGTAAACTACGCAAGCGGCGGAAACGCTCAATCAGAGCTTACGCCAACGCAGCAGTATTACACGAATATCCTGAATAATCTGATAAACCCTAATGAGGGCCGTCAGGTGCAAGCACCGGCAGCGCAAACACGGCAATTGCCGGATCAGGGTTCGGATTTAGCCAATGCCATGAAGTCTATGTATGCAACTGCCTTCGATCCAACCACCGGCGCAAACGCAATTACGCCGACGCACGCGAATAACCCCATGACTTATAATCTTAATAGCCAAGTTTATCCGCAAGCCAATCAAGCTACGCGCGTGCAAGCAGCACTAACAGGACAGCCTTATGCCAAGGGCGGCGGCGTTAAAGCACCCAAGGTTAAGGGTTTACAGATATCGAAAACCACTCAGCTAACCTTGCCGCTCGCAAGTCAGGGGTTAAGCGGTAATCTTCAGCCGCAGCAGCAGTTGCCCACGCAGCCGACAATGGGGTCTCAACAAATACCGCAAGGACTTGCAGGTGGTGGATTGCCAAAGATTCTTGATAAGCCGCAGCGGAATATGGGTTTGCCGATGGAGTCTATGCCTAATCGGATACATCCAAATCTTACTGGCATGATGCCGAATAGGTTTAATCCCTCGAATCCTAATCTGAATCTAAGTCCACTAAGAATGATGGCGCAGGGCGGGGCCTTAAGTGGATCGGAAGATGGCCAAGCGGATACAATTCCAGCCAAACTTTCGGACGGCGAATATGTGGTGCCGGCGGATGTGATTTCTAGCCTTGGAAATGGCAACAACGATGCTGGAGCAAAAGTGGTAGATCAAATGGTTAAGAATATCAGAGTGCATAAATCAGTAAATCCGCCTGGTGTTAAAGGCGCGAAAGGAAAGTTGCCGCCAAAGGCAAAACCTATTGTGCAGTATATTAAGAAAAGAAAGGTAACCAAGTCATGACTAATTTTCTTTTCGGCAGTTCGGGTGCTCAAGGGCCAACCACTATTACTTCTAGTGTTGGTGGGGTTCCCGATTATTATCAAACATACCAAAGTGCCCTTCTTAATATGGGCAACCAACTGGCTTCGCAACCCTACGCGAATTATCCTGGGCAGACGGTTGCCAACTTAACACCGGATCAGTTGCAAGCTCAGCAGATGACGGAGCAGAATGTCAATTCAGCGCAGCCTTATCTAAATCAGTCAGGTAATCTTTACAGTCAAGCTGGCTCTGGTTTTAATC